TGGCCATATTCTCCAAGCGTCAACTGCTTTTGCTAAAAAGATAACTTTCTGCCATGGGTTCTTTTTATCATCATGTTCAAGTTCCCATATTTTTTGTTTGAGTTCATTGTTCTCAGTCACCATCTCCATGAATTTATTAAGATCAATCTCAACTTCATTTCTGGACATATCACCAGAGAATCTATCTCTATCTGCCATGTTCTTTACCTCTTATTGTCTTTGTTTCATCTTTCTTTCTTCTTCTTCAAGATGTTTCATTAATAATGTAACATAGACCTCTCTCTCCCATGGTATCATATTTTCTAGTTCAGTTAAACTATAATTGTGATACTGCATCATCGCGAAATTTGTTTGCATGTAATTATACAAACTTTCGTGAGAGAGGCTTATCCGAAAAAATCAGAAATACCCTGTAACTCTCTATCTTGTGTTTTACCACATTCACTACATTCATAAGATACTTTATTAACAAGTCTAGGCATGTCTTCAAAGAATCCTTGGATTCGTTCAAACTGTTCTGTAGATAATGATTCCATAAACTCCATCAATTCTTTTTGATCGAAATCTTCTCTAGTGTGAACTTCATCTCCATCATATATTGATTCAACACATGCTGCTAACATATTAAATATATCATTACTATTTATATCATCCGTACTGTTTTGAAGTGATATTATGTTAGGATATGATAAATTTATTCCAATATCTTCTGTAATTTCTATAGTTGATTCTTGATTGCCTTCATGAATTGTTAGATTTCTTAAATCAACTTGAACTTGAGTTCTAGCTTCTTCATGGCAATCACAACCTAATAGTAGGTCTGCTGTCTCACCGGCTGATTTAATTCTAATTTGTACGAATAACCATTCTACATCTGTTAATGGTAGATAATCTAGTTTGAGTTCATCTTCATTGTAAACACATGCTTTGATTAGATCGAACATTGAACTTTGTATAGTCTTATCATCTTCACCTTCTAAAGCTGATAATAATACTTTTTGTTCTTTGACCAAAAATGGTCTAAAGTCTGCTTTCTTTTTTGTAATAGGTAGTTCTGTAGTATATCGAACTGCCTCAAGTTTAGGTAATGCCATAATTTATTCCTCAATAATAATGTATATTTATAGTCTTCCAAATAGTTTGTCTTCAACCTTTGTTTTAACTTTACTTTTAATTTTTCTTTTGAACTTATTAAATAGACCACCAAGTAATCCTGAAGGTGAATTTTCGAATGATGAAGACCATGATCTAAAAGCTACTGAAACTGTAAATGTTTGTATGTCTGATGCTGATGCATCTAATGTTTGTTCTTGAATGTTCTGTGGAAATGCTTCGTGTAATTCTACTTCATATACAGCCAAATTATCTTGACCCATTTGTCTTATTTTAATTGTACCTGTATAGTCATCTTGATATTGAAAACCATACGCTTCATCATGAATATATTGTTGCCACAATTCGAATGTTTGTTTATCTTCAAAAGTATGATCACACATGAAAGTCATTGTCACAACACCACCACCATAGTCAACTTTGTTTGGGTGTTTTCTCATAGGACCACCACCATACTCAGACATCTCTGCAAAGACTATTTGTTTACCTGGTATGTTAATATTAGTACATCTAAGTCCTCTACTTCTGATACCAGCTGGTCCGAATATCTCAACTTCAAATTTATTTTGACGAGTCATTTGATCAACATGAGCTGCCATAAATCTATTGATGTTCATTAAAATCTACTCCTACTTTCTTTCCAAACAGTATCTTTACTAACTTTTCTAAATGACTCAGTTGGTAAGAATATAGCAATCTCCCAATCTTGAGGTTCAATTAATAATAATTTAGATTGAATATGTTCTGATAGATAATGTTTAAAACATGGTTTAAAAAATCTGTATTGTGTTGCTCTCTTTAATATTTGATAAGTTAATTTAAATTTTGTACTTCTATCATATTTATCGTTATTTGTTATGTCCATTAACGAATCTAAGAACTGTGCTCTGATATTTGGAGCTATATAATGTAAATTCATACCATGAAACCCTTTCTTAGCAGGTTGTACAGGTATGACTAGTGGAAATCTATCGTAATAAGGTAGTGTTTGTTTTGTTTTAGGATCATATTGAAAGTTGTACATACTACCATAAACTTGTCTTGCTCTTGTTGGACCGTCTTTAAGTAAAGCGGCTCGGGAGACATTGACATTACTTACTCGGTCTTGAAACCAAGCCATAGACTCTTTTGTTCTAGCAGCTATTCCTGCTCTAAAAGCTTCTTGTTCAAGTTTGTCGAATAATCTCCCAGCCATTTTTTGTCCTAGAATTTTGAAGTAAAATGTAAAGAAACGGCATCACCGAGACTTACATTACTATCTCTAACATTACTCATGACCATTAACCCAAGACTCATTGAGTCAGACAAAGCGTATTCTATATTAACACTTTTGTCTTTGACACCATCATAATCTCCATAGTGTAATGTAACATCAGCAAAATCAATGAATGGTAGTTTTAAATCTACCCAATCATAGTCTGGTGCTAAATCTTCACCTGATGCATGACCAATATCAATTGGACCATACCCAAGCACTAGATATTTTTCTTCAAAGTTTAAAGACTTTTGATCATGGTAACGATATGAAACATATCCTAAATCCATTCTAAAATCTCCCTTTGAAAGACTATAACCACCACGGAGGTCGAATTCGACCTTAGCGTCATTATTAAAGTCAACTGAACTAGCACATCCTGCTACATAGAAACCTTGTCCTACTGCTTGTTCTAGACATGCGTGTACAGAGGGTTTACCATCTGATTGTGATATTCCTCTCCACATATAGTCAGAACTTATTCCATAATGTCCAGACAAACCACTAAGAACAGGAGATTTATACTCTCTTGCTTCAGAAGCTCCTAGAAACATAATAGAAAAAGTTGCTAATAATACTAATATTTTATTCATACTTTCTCCTTATATATTAGTTTTCATGATATAAAATCATAATGTTAATAAAGTATTTATGTCAATTAGTATGCGTTTATATCTTTTTCTGTTAGAATTCTCCAATTCCACTTTCTATCTTTACAATACTTCATAGCAGAGTTCCATTTTGCATCATTTACTATGTAAGTCTGTACTTCTTTGAGATATCTTTTAGAAGTTCTACCTGTTTTAGTCAGTTTTTTATTTGGATCTGGAGGTGAACATTGAGCAAATGGTTTTACTTCAATGAGTTCTTCTACTATCATACCGTTTTTGTTTTTGTATTTGATATAGAAATCAGGAAAATATCTATGCACACGATTGTCTACCGGTGATACATACGGTATAATAATTTCTTCTGAACACCATTTTAATATAGAGGGATTACTATCTAGATACACCATGAATCTTCTCTCTAATAAAGAACGATAAATAATGTTAGTAGGATTACCTTTATACTTATTTGGATTCTTAGGTCTAAACTTTCCTTTATAAGACATAAATAACTATAAAGTATATATTACAATCGAGTATCAAGAATTATGAGTTTCAAAAAAGTAAAAGCTACAGCCAAAAGTTATGTAAGTTCAGCCAAAGGTGATCTTAATAATATTATCAATGATGTAAAAAGTATAGATTCAAAGATCGGTGAACTAGGAAACAAGTTCGATCAAAGAATAGCTGACGGATTATCTGATTTACTAACAGGTCTTACAGGTATTCGTGTATCTAATATACCTGAAATATCAGCAGAAGTATTAGATATGAAAGGAAAGAATAGAGAAGCACGAGCAGCTATTCTTAATGATCCTTCAAAAGGTAGAAGTTCAGAATCACCAAGTAATAAAATAGCATTAACTTTTCCAAAAGAATTTAGAAAAGAAGATGGTACAGGTCAACCTCTTACAAATTATATTCACTTTAGATCATTAGATAGAAATGTTAAAGATCATTCTGGTGAAGATGTATACGATATATTTTTATATGTACCTGATACTCTACAAGATAATGTATCTGTAACTTATAAAGAAGC